CCATTTCAATCTGTTGGTGAGCCTAATGCTCCTAAGAAGATTAAAAATGAGGAAGAGCCTAAATTTATTTATGATGAAGAAGGAAATGCAACCGTAGTAGATGAAAATGGAGAAATTGAGAAGCTTGGTCCTTTAGCAGCTATAGCACTTCCAGTATTAGGCACTGCCGCCGCTTCAGCTATACCTGCCGCTATAGGGAGCGTGGTTGGTGGGGTTGGTAATGTGATTGGGGATGCTTTAGATGTTGGTGAAGATGCATCGAAATCAGAGAATGTAGATCGTAAGCCGAATGTACCTCAAGGAACTACAGTTCCTAAGAGAATAAAAGAGCAACAGGATCAACATAGGAATTTGGATTATTCTGAGATTGATGAGGGTCGAGTAGAGAAGCAATCTAATGAGGGCGGATTAGGAATAGACGATCCTGAAGCCCCAAATGATGGAACGATGGCATCTTCTCAGCATTATCGACGTGTTAAAGAGGATGAAGAGAATAAAAAAGCTTCATTAGCTATGAAAGCTTATGCTAATGATGGTAAAAAGGCTCAAGAGCCTATTGACCCTGATGAAGATGGCAGAGAAGCACTTTCTAGTGCAGAAGCTGGTACTGCTACACAGTCTTTTAGTTCTGGCGCTGTTATAGATATGCCAGATGAGGATTTAAATAGTAAAGCATCTGGTGGAGCCGGTGGAGAAGGTGTTGAGGGTGGAGGTGACGGTAGTGTTGCCATGATAGCTCCTAAAGATGCCACTGAATCCGACTTAGATTCTGATTATGATTCAGAATTAAGACCTATTAGGCCAACTCCAGTCATTAAAGAAGGTGGCGGAGGAGGCGGAGGTGCTGGAGGAGGCGGTGGAGCAGGTGCTGGAGCCGGAGGATTTGGTGGAGATGGTGGCGGTGGGGGCACTGCTATGACTGCTGGTGGAAGTTCTGGTTCTGATCCTTCCCATACTGATACGTATGGGGGAGGGCGTACTGGTAAGATAAAAAGATATGATTCTTCTTTAAGAATGCTTAAAGATTCTATGGATGCCGGATCATATGAAGGGGTATCCCAACTCCCTTACCCTCAGGATGATGATTCTAGGCCCCCAAGAACTGTAGAACGTCATAAGCCTGGTGATTCAGAAGACGGTGAAGATAGGGCTAGTGATGATGAGCATGAAATTCCTCGTGAGCAGCAACCTATTGGTGATGGATATGCCAGTAGTTATGTAATTGCTGATGATGATGATGAGCATGAGAGTAGATATAGTCCAACTGCAATAACTCAAAAACCAGAACATGAGTTAGTTAGTCGAAAATTCATAGATGAGGATAATCGTCTTAGGAGTATTAATGATAATGCTGCTGAGCAATATACCAATTTATCTATGGTATCCCAAGATTTACAAACTCATTTCGTAAGAAGTGATGATAATCCAGAAACATTATTAAATAATGAGGCTTTTAGGGTTCTTACGTCTAATTCTATTAAAAAAATGGATACTGGTCGTACTTTAGTTGTTGCTGGGTGGGGTAATTATTATATTGTTGATCGTGAAGGACATCGTCTTGGGCTAGAGGGAATGAGAAGAGCTCTAGCCAAGTTCCTTGCTAAGAAAGAGTTTGCCAATATGAATATTTTTCACTCTGGTATTCAAGTTGGTCAAGTTCTTCGTAAATTTACTGATCAAAATGGTAAGGAATGGCGTACTGAGGTACGACCACAGGGATTATTTGTAGTCTGTGCTTTCAGAACTGACCTAGAAGTATCTAGAAAAGCTATGGCTGAGGTTTTGCGTGGTGCTATGAGAGGTTTCTCAATAGCTGGTAACGCAAAATCTAAAGAAATTAAATGTGATCATGGTAATTGTTGGACTGAAGTTAATGATTTAGAGATTTATGAGATGACTTTATGTGTAGCTCCTATGAATCCTAAGTCATATATAACGGATATAGTACAAAAACCTGATCCTCAAATATGTCCTGAATGTTATGAATATGATCAGTTGGAATACGATTCCAGCTTAAAAGTTATTTAAAAATTTTAATTTTTACCAAAAAATTGCAAAAATATTTACACCTTTAATATTTTTATAATATTATATTATAAGCGAGTCCTAAAAAGGAGGGGCGTATGGCTTCCAATACTGCTGAGCTTCTGCCCATTTTGAAGGCACTTCGTGAGTATATCGTTAAGGAATATGGAGTAAATTATCCTCCACACGTCCGAGGCGAAGATGCAAGCGGGAAAGACCTTCCTAGTGATTGGCAGGAAAAGCTAAATCCATTGAGTGGTGGAGATACCGTAGGACGGGATCAACACGGCTCACAGGGCACCAAGACCACAAAAGCTGGTGCTCAGGGAACAGATCCGTATCTACATAAGAGCGATCTTGAGGCTATTTTAGCTGATTTCGCAAAACATATGGTAGATGGACAATCAGTCCAAGCTGGGTCATCTCGTGCAGACGGAATGCACGGTGCTGGCGGATATTCATATCCCGGAGACGAACGTCGGATTCCAGAAGGTCTTGAAAAAGAGCATGATGGAGAAGAAGACGAAGAAATGATGGACGAAATCATTGACGACATCGAAGAAGATGACGACGATGATGATATGGGTGACGACGGCGAAGACGATGACATGGAGAAAAATTATATGTCTATGGGTCATGACCATATGGACAAATCCGGAGTATCTGAATTATTGAAGGATATAAAAGGATTATTGTCTTCACGTCAGCAAGAGAAGCAGGAGTACACTGCTATCTCAGGTGAAATTAACGAACTCAAAAAGTCCGTTAATGCACAAGTTCGTGATGGTATCAAGAAGGGGTTGAAGCAATTCAATCTTAATCCTTCTCGTGGCGATACAATGACTCCCATAACCAAGGAAGATTCAATACTTGGTTCAGAGAGACAGCCTATTGTCGAAATGCCTGATGCACGAATTGGTGTAGAGGGTGACTCTTTCCAGAAATCTGTTGAAGAAGATGGACAAGAGCAATTCGTCAATGGTATAGAGGAAATAATCAATCGAACTGATTCAAACGACCTCCGAGGCCACTTCAAACTGGTCAATGGAATGAGAAATCAGTCTGGTGAACTTACTCCTCACACCTTGTACTACTATCCTAACAAGGGGGGTAAGTAATAATGGCAGCCCAAGATTTAAGTATTGCCCAATACATATCCTCTGCGGAGCGTAATCTCCGTAGTTCTCTGATGCCCCCTGGATATTTTGCTAAGCAGACATATCTACAGGTATCAGATGTGTTCACAGCGACTTATGGCCGTAAGGTCTGGGACGCACTGAACAACCAGACTCGGTTCTGGAATATACTTAGAAAGGTTCAATGGGGACCTACCACTGGTTGGAGGCTTCGTTCAGATCGTGGCGATAACCGCTCCCGCCCAGTGACAGAAACTGGTTCCATACCTACCATCGATGTAAGTAACTACGTTAACGTGGACTCTGCTCCTCGTATAGTAGCTACTGACTTCGGTGTATCGCTCAAGTCTCAGATCATGAGCGGGTTGGAAGGTGGTATGGGTGATAACCTTGCAGTAGAGCAAGAAGCTGCTGCGAGGGATCACATCAAAGAGCTTAACCAAGAGTTATTGCTCCGTTCCATGACCATAGCTTCCACCGCTGGTGCTTCTGGTACTGGTGAGATAATATCAGCTGGTAACACCCTTCGTGTTGGTGACACCTTTGGTGGAACCTCCATCGGTGATACCGCTCTTACATATGCTGGACTAGACGCTCAGAGTGATGCTACCTGGACTGGTGGCGGAAACCTGACCGACGGTGAAATTGTTTATGTAAAGAGCCGTGCTGGTTTCACTTCCATCGACGACATTGTTGAAGCCGATGGTCGAACCGTAGCTGGTGTATCCGTCACTAATGGTGTTGACGTTTATAACCAAGCAACTCGTGCCGCTGGCGGTCACGTATCTGCTGCTACAGTTCTAGACAATGACGGGACAGGTCGAAATCTGACCCTGTCACTTCTAGACCAAGCCATAAGAGAAGTTCGTATCAATGGTGCAGATCCTGACGTAATTCTGATGGGTTATGACCAGTTCGACCGACTCTCTTCATTGCTACAGGCCCAGCAACGGTATCTGGACTGGGGTGAGTTCGTAGTCAAAGTTGGAGACGAATCCACTCTACCCGGTTCCCATGCTGGTTTCCAGGTAGCTACCTATAGGGGTATCCCAGTAATTGTTGATCCTGATTGTCAGGGTGCTTTCACTGCTGCTGATGCCAACCTTGGTTCTAACGTATATGTCATGGATACGAGATATCTAGAACTCGCTATAGCTGCCCCAACGCAGTATATCGACAATAGAGATTTCTTCCAGGCAAATGCGTTCGTTCTACGTGGACTCTTCTACACCATAGGTGAACTAAGAGCTTTACGTTTGGACGCACATGCCAAGATCACTGACCTTAACGCCTAATTTAGGCTTATCGTTGGTACAATAATATAGGGAAGCTAGTTTATTCTGGCTTCCCTATGGTATTCCTCAATATTCTGATGCTGGAAGTAAGAGGGAGACCTCTGAGGGTGGGATAGGTGGTATCCAGTAAGGGAGCGTTTATATGGCTTTAACTATTACGGAAATTCATCGTTCAGTTTTCGGTAACAAGAGAATTGTTACTGCTGACTTAGACTGCGATTCCAGTTATCCTACTGCTGGTGAGTCTCTGACTCCTGCTGATGTGGGACTAATTGGTTTCGATATAGTATTGTTAACTCCTCAGTCAATCAGTAATACTGCTGATGAGGATTTGGCAGCAGACTTGGGGCATAGCCCGACGTTTGATTATACTAATAATAAATTAATAATGACTTATTCAGACCTTAATGCTAGTGCCGATGGTCCTAGCATACAAGTTGCTAACGCAGTTGACCTAACTGGTGTTAGAATTAGAGCCTGTATCATAGGTTATTAAGAATTTAACAATTTAAAACGGTAGTACGAGTCAGCTCGACTATTGTTCTAAAACATTTTATGGTTTGTCCATTTTATGATTAAGAAGGATAGTCGAGTAGGCTATCCTTCTTTTTAGTTGGAAAGGTATTTATTAGGTAGGAGGAAGACACATGTTTCAGGTATTACAGGGACTAAAGATAGGTTCAGCCATCCTTAAAAAGTTACAGAGTTCAGATAATCGTGCTGAATTAGTAACAACTTTGATAGATGTTTTGGGTGATGGTAAGTGTACTAAAAAAGAATGGACAGAATTAGGAACTTTGCTGGGTGTATTTGATTCAGCTGGGGGTTAAATGAGTTTATTAGGACGGTTGGCCTCATATTTTAGCCTTCGTGTCCGTAGAAAGAATATAGGTAAATACAATTTTGGTGCAGTTCATTTTGATAATTATGAATTACCTATAGTTGGATTTGCTCATCCCCATATTGGGACTCCTAAGCTTTTCTACGTGGACCCAAAGACCTTAAATAAGCTTTCAGGGAGTGATGATGGCAGCACCGAAGATTAGGACCCAAATTGAACTCGAACAGCCATTAACTTCATTTCGTGGATTCACTAAAACTACTAGTGCTGGTACTGCCACCACTGTTTTAGATATTTCTACTGTGATGGAAGAGGCTAATCGAATTACTTTTGTAGTCGAATTAGGTGATCTATACGTAAATTTCGGAAGTGCTGCCACTAGTGATGGTACTTCTATGTTGATACCTGCTGGTACTGGATACACTGAAGAGAAAATTCAAGTAACTGGAGTTATTTCGGTTATGCGGGCAGGTACTACTAATGGTCGTATCCGTGGCGGAGTCTGGGGACGATAATGTCTGTTCAGTCGGGCAGTACATACGGTCTTAGGTCAATTATAGATTTAAGTCAGCCGTATACGTCTTTTAAGCCATTTTCACTGACTACGTCTAGTGAGGATGCTACTACAGTTTTGACTGTGTCAGATTATATGGAAGAAGCCCATAGAATTACATTAGTTGTAGATAAAAATGATTTATATGTAACATTTAATGGTACAGCTACTGCTGATGATAGTTCAATGTTGATTCCTTCTGGTACTGGCTATACTGAAACTGACATCAGTATAACCGGAAATATATCAGTTATTAGAGCTAACCAAGGAAATGGACGAATAATTGGAGCTATATGGGGACGATAGTCCTATTCGGGTAGTAATGCCCTTATTAATGGAGTTTTATAATGCCAATACCTAGAGGATTTGAGTACAGATTTTCAGAACACGAGGTTAG